ATATGGAAGGTATGATTATTAAACTTATAGCTAGGTGGAATAAATCAGATGACAAGCTTGATAGAAAGTTTGATGCCATTACAAAAGAGATAAACGATGCTGACAATCAACTATCAGAAATAAAGGGCTCTTTATCAAGAGTAAACGGACATAAATGATGGACAGTTTAAGAGTAACCGGGATGACAACAAGCTTAGGGTTTGTTTATTGGACAGATGTATTATCAGGCATACTAATGTGTGTTATGTTTGCAGTACAAATTTATTATTTATATTTAAAAACAAAGAGAATAAAGGAGAGTAAGTAATGGATATAAAAGGAATGATGTTAGAGTTAGCTGAAAAACAAGCTGATGCTATGAAAGATAAAATGATGGATGAGTTAGGAAGCGAAGATATGGCTTCTAAAATTGCAACTGCTATTAATAAAAAGATTGATATACCTTTCGTATCAGAAGACAAAGAACAGATTTTTTTTGAGAAATGTGTTGATGTAGTTACTGATATTATTGAGGGAATGTTTAAAAAGTAATGGCTAAAGTAAGTTGGATGTGGGGCGGTAAAAGATATTCTGGTACTGTAATAAGAAAAACTAAGAATTATATTTATGCAAGAACACATAACGGAAAAGTTAAAAGGATAAAAAGATAATGGCAGAAGCGTGGACTAGAAAAGAAGGTAAATCTGAAAGCGGTGGTTTAAACGCTAAAGGAAGAGCTTCTTATAAAAAAGGGAATTTAAAAGCCCCTGTCACTCAGAAAAATCCAAAAGGAAAAGCTAAAGCAAGAAGAGCTAGTTTTTGTGCTAGGATGTGTGGTATGAAAAAAAGACTAACAAGTGCTAAAACAGCTAGAGACCCTGACAGCAGAATAAACAAAGCTCTACGTAAGTGGAATTGCAAATGCAAATAACAAAGTTTGATGATGCCGTAAGAATTATATTAAAGCACGAAGGTGGATATGTAAACGACCCCGTTGACCCGGGTGGTGAGACTAAGTATGGGATAAGTAAAAAAGCTTATCCTTTTCTTAATATTAAAGACCTTACTGAAAAAGACGCATCTGATATTTACTTTAAAGACTATTGGTTAAAAGCCAAAGTGTCTAAAGTACCTGAAGAATTGCGAATGATTTATTTTGATATGGTAGTTAATATGGGAAAGGCAAGAGCTGTAAAGATACTACAAGAAGCTATTAGTGCTAAAGGCGTAAAAACAGAGGTAGATGGCGGTATTGGACCAAAGACGATAAGTAATGCCCTTAAGTCAGGTTTAGAGCCAGAAAGGCTACGTAGTTATAGAGTTAAATACTACGCAGACTTGGTAAATAGAAAACCTAAATTAGGTAAATATTGGTATGGTTGGTATAGAAGAGCGACATCTGTCTAATAAAAATACACCTAAGAAGATTTTTGATAAATTAGAGTTCAGAGGAACTAAACGATTTAAACAAGCTCCTGAAGAATGTAATTGCTGTGGTCATACAAATATTGTAGGCATAGAATTAATTGGAGCTAAGAAGGGTGTTTTATATTGGGAGTGTACCCGATGTGAAGAAAGATACCTTAAATACACAAAAGTTACAACAATGAAGTACTTAAAAATAGCATCCGAGTTATGGATAGATTTAGGAGGTCTAGAAAACATATGCGAAGAACTACCAAATTAGATGAAAAAGTTGTTAAAAGAGGAATTGTTACACCAGATAAACACTTCCCTCTTCACGACCAACCAGCAATTAATGTTGTTTGTGAAGCGATTAAAAGAGTTAAACCAGATTTTTATGTTGACTTGGGAGACACAGGAGAGTGGGGTTCCGTCAGCCATTTCCAGTGGAAGAAAAAGAAACGCCCCCCCTTGGAGTATCAATTACCAAGAGTCTACGAAGACATTAAGAACGTCAATAAAGGAATGGACCAAATTGACGAAGCACTTGATTATGCTAACTGTAAAGAAAGATATTTTGTTGAAGGGAATCACGAACAATGGCTAAACTCCTTCTCAGAAGAGAATCCGTATCTTCAAGGGCTTTCCGTAAAAGAAGCTTTGCTCTTAGAAAAAAGAGGATACGAGTATTATCCAAACGGGAAATACTTGAAGATAGGTCATCTACATTTTTATCACGGAAATCATTACGCAGGAGTAGCACACGCAAGAAATCATTTAATAAGGTTGGGATGTAATGTTATGTATGGACATCATCACGATTTACAAATGGCTAGTGTTACACACGTTGATGGACCTAAGTCAGCTTGGAGTATTGGATGTTTAAAGGATATGTCAGATGAAGCTAATGGATGGCTTGGTAATAGAAAAACTAATTGGCAACACGCTTTTGCAGTGGTTGATTACTATACAGACGATAGATTTACAGTTCACGTTGTTAATATATTGGATGGTGTCACATCACTCTGGGGCAAAACTATAGACGGAAACGAGTATGCCTAAAAGGATATTTGAAATAAATACTTTTCAAGCAGGTATAATATCAGACCCTCAAGATGAACTAGATATACCGCCTAGTGCAGCTTCTACAAGTTTAAATATTGACCCTTTGCATAATGGTGATTTAAAAGGTATTCCGGAAGTTCAAGTATTAAAAGATACTGGATTTGAAAATCCATTTTCTTCTATTTCTTATACAAGAGGAAATTCTTATACTGCACTAGAAAGCTCAGTAACACAGTTTACAAATGAACCGCCACAGAATCAGGAAAATTAACAAATGCCAGTAAGTCCTTGGAATAAAAAATACTTTGAAGTTTACGGTACATTTAGTGGCTCTACTGCTACTACTTTTGAAGTAAAAGTTACTGGCAATAATGGTTCAGAAGCTTGGAAGTATAGAAGTAGAGATACTGATGGTGGAGAATATAGTGCTTATAGCTCTACTACAACTATAGCTGTTGATACTGGTTATCAACTAGGTTCAACTGGAGTCTATGTTAAATTTACAAGAGCAAGTGCTACATCATACACATCAGGAGACGCTTGGGTTTTTAGTACTAATGTTGATGTTAAGCTTGATGATAGCATAGAGCAATTTGACCATATACAAACTATAGATATAGAAGACAATAGAAATCTTTTAGCTATTAGTTCTACTACTGGTAGAGTTGCTACTATAGAAGATATTGATACTACTGAGCCTAAAGCTGTAGACACAGAACTAAGTATTGGTGCTATAACTCCCGGACATATATTAGATTTTGAAAAAAAGAATAAAGAATTATATATTGCTAAAGGAAGAGAATCAAATCCTCAATTTTTAGGATATAGTAAGAATAACGGATTTGAAGGTGTTGGTGATACAGAACTTAGGTCTAACCCTGCTATAGATGTTTTAGAGGGTGCTAACAACCCAAATACAGACGCATACGATATGTCTGTAGTATTAAGAGCTGGTGGTGGTGCTAATACAGCAGATGCAAAAATAGCTGTTGGTATAAATAATGTTTCTATGTCAGGAACAATTAAAAATGGAATTACAATACAAAATTTAATAGATGATAAACTTTATGAATATGGAAGTTTAACAACTCCTATTGCAATTAAAAGATGGTATGGCAAAATGCACGGAAGCTATTGCGATGGGTTTAGTGTATTAAGAAAGCCTGAGTTAGGTGAAGACTATGCTGGTACTATTGATTTATGGAGTTTAAATACTGCATTAGGTGGAACTATTGGACAACAGGCTAATATGTATTGCACTATTCATTTAAAAAGACCTGATAACAGTGATAAGATATTAGAGTTTGGTGATTTTTACATAGTACCTGAAACATCTGAATTTGCTAAGTGGTATATTGTAGTAGCTAAAAATAGAAGTAGATGTAGGAACTTTAATGTTAATGATGGAGAAGGTTGGTTGTATAGAACATCTAGTATATCTACTGCTAATTTAACAGATGGGAAAATAATAGGTGCTGATGACTATGAAGATATTACTCCAAGCTTGTTTGATGTAGATGGGTCTCCTAGTGTTAAAAATGGTAATGAAATGTACTGGATGCAAAAAGTTACGCCTAGTGGTAATGTAGGACCTATAACAGCACCCGGAGGAACTTCATATACAGCAGATATGCCTGACTTTGTTATGATACACGCAAGTCACTATTCTGGTGGAAATATGACTCCTAAGATTACAGAGACTACTGAATATAGATGTTTATCTTTTGCAGGGTTTAACTCTAGTACTGGTAGCTATGGAAAGTCTCCTATATTATCTTTTACTGGGAAAATAGGACCAAGCTTAGATAAGAGAGCTAATAAGAACTGGTATCAAGCTAATTCTTGTTTAACAAGTGTTGCACAAAAACAAATAATTACTGGGGTTTCAGTAAATTGGAATGACCCAACTGCACATAGTATGCCTCAATGGACTACAGATGCGTTTGGACCTTTTATGTCAAACAATGCTGGTAACACTAATCAAATTAATTATAGACCTGTAAACTGGTGTACTTGGATGATTGAAATAGACGATGATAATACAGGAAGGGGTAAGTATAAATCTTTTCCCCATATGTTAGATTGGAATGAACAAGGTACTCTTGCAAAGAAATATAGAACGTTTAAAGGTAGTCAAACATTTAGTATCCCTAATTGGGTAACTTCTATTGAAAATGAATCTGGTGAAGGAGAACAACAAAAACAAGTAGGGACTGTTGTAAATAAAGGTATTATTAAATTAGGATTAGTACCTTCAAAATCTCCCAACTTTGGTTACTCGGGTAGTATATTCTTTTCTACTATAGGTACTAAAAGACATAGACACTTGTTAAGTTATGTTAGACCGGGTAATAGAGCTGTTTATACATTTAGATTTGGTTTAGAAAGTAATACTCCACAATCATTATCAGATGTAAATAATCCAATGCTGTTTCCAAATTCTTGGGACACTAGTAATGGCAATGTAATTGAACCAGATTATCAATCTGTTAATGCTTATGCTTTATGGAATGAAGATGATACAGCTAGTGCTTTTCCTATAAGTTATTATGATACTGCCGCTAAATCTCTTTTACATAAAAGATATAGAAGTATTCCAGTATTGGGTTCCGGTGGAGATGATAAGCACGGATACAGACCTGCTGAACACGGGAATATAACTCAAGATGTTACTGGAGGAACTACTCAATGGTATCCTCAAGCTACAGATAAGTTTCATATATTTGGAGTTAAGTATGGAGACAATGAACAGAAAGCTAGATACAGAGCATTGTTTACAGGGACAGCAGGATTTACAAATGAATACACTTCAAGTGTTTCTGAGTTTGCAATAGCTACTCCTACTGAAAGTGGTACAGCTAATAGTTGGGCAGGACCTACTATTACAAAAGCTTTTTACAAAGCGTCTTTAATATACGATGGTTATCAAGAAACTCCATTGTTAAGTACTCCTAATTCATTCTTTAAAAGTGGTGGTATTGACCAATCTATAGATGTTGAAATAAAAATTAAAGATTCTTACCCTGTATCAGAAAGAGTAACTGGAGTAGCTTTGTATAGAGCAAGTTCTGTTACTACTGCTGAAGGAACTGACCCAGACTCTTTATATAGATTTATATCTGAAATACCATTGTTTCAATTTAACCATAGTGAAGTTAACGGACATCAAAGTTTTACTGTGAGAGATACTGGAGATGCTGAAGGTACATATGAATCTATTAATGGTCTTAGTGAAAATATATATGACTTAGGTGTTAATTATTCAGTAAATGCTCAACAAAATGGTTATCACTTTATAGGTAATTGTAAACATTCTCAGATAGCTGATGCAGAAAATTATCTTTTTAGGTCACAACCGGGTAAGTTTGCAATATTTGATTGGACTAAAGATTTTATTGAACTACCATTTATACCTACAGCTTTAATTGGATTTATGGGTAAAGTATATGCATTTAGCAATAATCAATGTGCTATAGTTAATCCAGAGAACTTGTTTGTTGAAGATGTTATTGATGGGATTGGATGTATAAATAGTAAGTCTACCCTTGTAACTGATGCAGGTTTAATGTGGTGTGATTATAGGAATATATACTTAGCTTCTCCTAAGATAAGACCTATTGGTAATACTATACTAAGTACAGAAACTGATGGCTGGTTAAATTTAAGCCTAACAGAAAAAGAAGGCGTTAGAATGGGATATGATTCTAAGCGAAAAGCATTTTTATTATTTTATACTAGAGGCACAACTCATAGATGTTGGGCTTTTAGTACTCAAAAAGGACGATGGGACCTATTTGAAACACCTAACAAGGTGATGGATACAGCCCTCACAAAAGATGGTTCTACTATATTATTACTTGCTGATAATAAGTTAGCTAAATTTCTTTCACATACGAGCATCCGAAAAGACTGGGAATGGAGCTCTAAAAGAATTTCTATGGGTGATACTATGGTAGATAAGAAAGTTAGAAACATCAAAATTGAGGGCGATTCCAAATCATTAACATCTTTGTATTATAAAATAGATGGTGACACAGCTTGGAAAAGCGGTGTTGATGTATCTGATAAGTTTACTGGAAATCAAAACAGAGCTATTACATTACAAACAGCAGATAAGAGTAAGAAACTTCATTGGATAAAATTAAAAATACAGGGTGATAATACTTCAGTAGGTTCTGATGCTAAAGTATTTGCTACTTCTGTTATATATAAAGCAAAGAGACCTAAATAATGGGAAAAATTAGAAGAAAGAATCCTAACATAAAGAGAACTGCTAACAGTGGTATAAATCATTATTCTAGTGATGCAACTAGTACAAGGGATTCAAATTATCAAATAGATAAAACAGTAGAAAAAACAACAACAAGTAAAGAAGAAAAAGATGGAGCTGTAGGTACTATGAGAATTGTAGTAGATGGAGAGAAGCCTTTTTTAGAAATAAAATCTAAAGAAGGATGGGTAAGAAGCGATAATTCAAGTGCCTCTGGGTTTTCATTTAAAAAATAAGTATATTAAAAGGTGATATTATGGGAAATTGGTTATCAGATTGGA